AGTAAATGTAAACGTGGGGAGAAGTTAACATGCATTGATTTAGCATATTCAACAACTGCTTCAGCATTCTCAATATGTTCTTTACGTGATCCAGCTACAGGCATAAACCAAATACGTTCGCGAGGAACATTAATACCATGCTCATCTTCAACATACTTACGCCAAATCTCTTCAATATCTGCTTTAGGGTCATTAATAACAAACTTAAAGCCAGAGCCAATCTCTTTATGATACTTGAGAACCTCAGGCTTGTAAGTCTTCTCTTCTGGATCACCATTAGTAGTTAGCTTAGGTGATGTAGTGAAAGTAGCATTATACAACCACCGCCACTTTTCATCAGGCATAAGAGTAGCATTAGTTTCAAAGTCAATCTTTGGAGTAAAGTCATACTTATTAACAAAGGCTGATACAAGCTTAAGTAGCTGCTTCTGTTGGATAAGAGGCTCACCACCAGTAAGTTTCCAAATCGTTCCCTTCTCAAGCTTTTCAATCCAATTATTCTCTTCCATCATAGTGAAGATCTCATTGAATGTCATCTTATTCTTTACACTCCAAGATACGAAAGAGTCGCATCCATGTGGTGAATCTTCAGAAGCAAAACCAACACAAGTTAAGTTACACATTGCCATACGCATAAACAGAGAGCGCTGGCCAACATATTCACCTTCCCCTTCTATCGTGTAAAATATCTTATCATCAGAGAGTATTAATGTTTCTTTATCCAGGTCCATCATATATAGTATACCACTGCATTTAAATTTTTCAACTAAATCACCAAAACTATAGTCAACTAATTAGTTAGGATTTTAACATAAAGTTACTTAAATACCTTTATATGAGTAGACAAAACAAAAAAACGGCCTCTCATGCTGAAATTGGTGAAGATCTTTTAAATGATAACTGGCTTATGGATTTTAAAATACGTAAGCCTTTTTATTTTAAGCCAAGGCATAGAGATTTCTACAATATTCTACATGAAACAAATACTCAAATGTCATTTGTGGATGGTTTAGCCGGTACAGCAAAAACTTATATTGCCGTATATGCAGCTTTAGAAATGTTAAAAGAAGGTTTATTTGAGAAAATTGTATATATCCGCTCAGTAGTTGAATCAGCCGATAAGAGTTTAGGCTCTCTACCCGGTGAAATTGATGATAAATTTTCCCCCTATGCAATGCCGTTAATTGAAAAGGTAACTGAAATTGCCGGCCCTGGTACGTGCAGTATGTTACGTAACAAAGGCTTGATAGAAGCTATACCTGTCAACTTCGTACGTGGATTAACTTTTAATAAAACTTGCGTTATTGTAGATGAAGCTCAAAACTTAACAAAAGGTGAGCTTACTACTATACTCACACGTTTTGGTCGTAACAGTCAATACATTGTATGTGGCGATACAAAACAATCGGATGTTAGACAATCTGGTTTTAACGATGTATTTAAACGATTTAATACCGAAGATTGTGAGGAGCGAGGAATTTACACTCACAAATTTGGTATAGAAGAAATAGTACGTAGTAAGATACTAAAATTTATTTGCGACAAACTTGGCTCTTAAACCATAGAGGTGGACGTCTATTAGTCCAAACAGCAAATGGCTTATCGTGGATAATATATTGTTTATATTTATCCACGGGGTCTAATTTGTCGAAACCGGGTATTTGTCTACATGACTGATTATCTGAAATAGCTACTGCAAACTCTGTTCTGGAACCTTTAGGTAAATTTTTTGGTGGTGTTCGAAACACTTCTGCCATTTTAGTAAAGGTTAAATGAGTTCTACCATAACGTCTTTTGTATTCATTACATGACGCGATGAAATGTTCATATAGCCATTTGTAATTACCAGTTGTAGAACGACACCAAATACCTGACGGATGTTTAATATGCGATGCTTTATAAAGATGTCCTTCTAGAAATTTATCAGGATGTAACCATCGCTTGATACGACGACCGGCTTTAGTTTTGTCGTAATATTCTTTACCATCTAATACCCGATGAGCGGTAGACATAAGCTGAGCATACTCAACAATCATCTTTACGACATGCTTATCACACATCTCTTGTGCAGATATAATTGGGCAGATATTAGTTGTAAAAATATTCATACCCAATTATATCTGAGTTCCTTTAGTGCTTATTAAGATGCCATTGGTTGATAAACGAATAAAACTCGTTCCGGGTAGGACCTTCCGTTAAGAAGTCACCACTCAATCGAGCGGTCTTCATCTCACATCCATCGTGCTTAACTCCACGGAGGCAAGCACAGGTATGAGTAGCAGAGATCTCAACAGCAACACCCTTATTACCAACACACATATCATCAATAGCTTTCTGAATCTGAACTGTAAGGCCTTCTTGAATCTGAGGACGTGAAGCGTAATGCTCAACAATTCGATTCAACTTAGAAAGACCTACAACCTTACCAGTAAGAGAAGGTATATACGCAACATGCGCTACTCCTGTAAAGGATAGGTGATGGTGTGAGCATAAAGATTTTACAGGAATCCCTCCTTGAAAGACCATACCATCATAACCATCTGAAGGGAAGGCAGTAATGCGAGGTGCTTCATCGTAACATCCTTTAGCCAAGTCATTTACGAAAGCCTTAGCAACACGACGAGGAGTATCTGAACTGTTAGGATCATTACGCCAATCAATACGTAGTGCGTCTAAGTATGCTTCGTAAGCTTTAGTAGCATTTTCAATCACCTCAAGCTTCTCTGCATCCGTAATAGGCATATTAGAGTTAGCAGTAGGTAATGTTGGTTTCTTATCTGACATACAATCGTATTATAACATATTGCATAATCTTATCAACTAGATACTGCGTAATTAATTTATTTTAAACTTTTTTCGTGAAACACTTGATTTTAGGTTCTCAAATGAATAAATGGATTGTAGAGAATGTACAGAAGAACCTATTTCTCAGACTTTCTAGAGATCAGTAGTATAGAATAATTAAACTAAACAGTTGATTTATACATTAATTCAGGCTATCATATATTATATGAAATTTACTAGTAACAAAGTAATTGACTTAGGTTCTGCTGCCTTTAGACAGTGGAGATCTACTCACAGTCATTGTCAGTTTCTTCATGGTTATAGGCTTACAGCAGATATTACATTTGAATGTAACGAGCTAGATGAACGTAATTGGGTTATGGACTTTGGTGGTCTCAAAGATCTTAAAAAGACCTTAGAGCATACCTTTGATCATAAGTTAGTTGTTGCTGGTGATGATCCTCAACTTGACTTATTTAAACAACTTAATGAAGCTGGTGTTGCTGAGTTAGTTATTTTAGACGGTGGTGTTGGTTGTGAACGCTTTGCAGAATTTGTTCTTAAGACAGCGGATACGTTTGCTGACGAGGCTACAGGCGGTCGTGTAAGAGTACAAAAAGTGCAAATTAACGAGCATGAAAACAACTTTGCAACATGTTATAGAGAGAGTGATGAAGTTAAAGTTTCTTTTATTGAAACACAAGCTAGCACTGAACCTATTCAATTAGAAGATATTCATGGACCAATTGCAACAGAATCTGCTTCAGTTGCTACTGAAGCACCTACAGCTCCGGTACAAAATCCTCGAGCAGCTCCTATTGGTAATAATGGTACAAAAACCAAAGGTGGTTGGTTTGATGGTACTACATGGGGATAATTTCAAGCGGGTGTAGCTCAGTGGTAGAGCGCAACCTTGCCAAGGTTGATGTCGTGAGTTCGAATCTCATCACCCGCTCCATTATAAAGCCATCTTAGCTCAGTGGTAGAGCAGCTGATTTGTAATCAGCAGGTCGTCGGTTCAAATCCGACAGGTGGCTCCATAATTAATTATCAATACTGACTTCAATGTTTTTGTCAGCAATGTTTTCTTGACTAACATCAATTAATGCATCAAGATCTTGTTGAATGAAGTCCTTACCAACAAGTATCTTATATAGATTTGAAGATCTGTTACCTATTGAGAATGGTATACCGGTAAATTCTCTTTCACCAATCTTAAAATCTAATTCAACAACAGGTCGGTGCTCCATATTACCAGCACCGACATTGATAGTTATTTCACCTTTTTTAGGTAGTAATAAGGTTTTACCATTTATAGTTCGAAAGAAAACCTTATTACCCTGTTCTTGAATATCTTCGCCATGCAATACATTGTAGGCACCATTACCAGAATCAAGTTTAGCTGGTACTTTACCAATACCATTAA